TTCTCCTTTGTTATTGTTAATTGTTTTCATATCCCAAATAAATGTCTTATTGTTTCAACTGCAACTAATGCAAGCATAGCAATAATAAACATTTCAAATCTATCGTTTCTCATTTTTATAATAATTTAAAAATCTAGTTATATATTCTTCAGGCACATCGTTCCAAAAGAAGTCTTGTTTTTTTCTTATGTCTGAAAAATCTGGTTTAATAAGTCTTGCCAAAGCATAAGGATCTCCATTAGCCATCTTTAATTTCTGTTCCCATATTTGTTGGTACATAACCAACTCATCTAAGAAATGTTTTAAGTTCTCAGGTTTTAAATCATCACAATTGTTTTCAGTAAATACTTTATGTTCAAAATGATTAGCATAAATAAGCACAGGTTTCTTACCGCCTGTTGCGTATGAGTAAGCTGCCATTTGCATACAATCACTATGGAATGGTTGTTGAGGTACTGCTCTCTTAGTATATGAATAACCTTTTTTAGTTTTAATTACTGAACCAAATATATTTTTTAAATCTACAATATAATCTTGCCCCTCTAAATCTATAAACATTTTAAAGTAAGTTCCTATTCCATCTATCCATGTTGCATACTCAGTTTCAAAATTCCAATCTTGTTTTGGCAGACTTTCTATTGCTGTTTGAAATTGCTTTAATGTTAATTTAAAATTTTTAGCCATGTAATATCTTTTGGCTTTATCTTTTTCGTCTATTGGTTTTTCTGCTCTTAATGATTTGAATAATGATTTCTCTTTATCAAAGATAACATCTTTTAGTGTTTCTTTTTTGCAGAGAATTTTTTGTACTGCGTTATGAACAATGTTACCCATAGTAAAATGAGAACGCTTAGGCATGTTCATTCTTTCTTGTGGTGTAAGAACTATGTAATTAAAAAATCTTTTATCTTCAGGTAATTTATTTTGTGAGACGCTAGCATACTCTAAACCAAATGCTTTATAAGCTGGGTCGGTAATTCTTAAATCGTTCATGTTCCGAATCAGTATAACTATTTACACTTCATTGCAATACTATAATCAATTAATTTATTCATAAAAAATAACATATATAATTCAATGAGATATAATTGTTTATTTAATATTTAATTGTTTGTGTTGATAAATTATTGACAGTTAAAACAAATCAAATTAGTAAAACGAATCACAATGATTCAAATTAAATTAGACGAATACGAAATTTATACATCAGGATGTACAGCGTTGATGCGCATTACTGAAAGCATGAGACAGAATATTAATTGGGGTCATGGTTACTTTGGTAACTTTAATGACAAAGTTGCAAAGTCTTTATCAGGTACGTTAGCTGAACTTGCTGTTGCAAAATGTTTAAAGGTACATTTCAACCACCATGTAAATAATTTTAAGGGTGCTGATTTATATTTTAGAAATCAAAGAGTACAAGTTCGTTGCCAGACCCCTAAGAATGAAAACTTCTTAATCATCAGACAAGATAGTTCGGCGAATGAAATATACATATTAGTCATTGATCGCTGTCCAATATTTGAAGTGATAGGTTATATCAATTCAAGTGATGCTTTAGGCAAGCCAGAATATTTAACTAATTTTGGATATGAAAATAGACCAAAGGTTTATTCGGTTCCACTAACAGATTTAATTTCAATAGAGAGTATATTTAATGGATAATAAATTTAATTACCAAAGAGTAGAGATTGTTTGGATGGATATTTGTAATGCTGATGGCGCTTGGTTAACAGAAGCAGAAGTTTTAAATCACACTTTAGCTGAGTGCGTTTCTGTTGGCTTTATGTTTTCTAAGACTAGAAACACAGTAAAGATATTTAGTTCCTGGTCTTACAATAAGGATCATTCAATAGACTTTGCAGATGTTGTGGCTATTCCTGCAGGTTGTATCAAATCAATTACAGTAATATGAGCGAAACAAAAAAAATAATATTATTTGCTTTTATCATTTCTGTCTGCTTATTTATAGCAATATTCTTATAATCATGGACATTAATTATTATTATAAACAACAACACAAAATTATTTCTGATTTTAATATGCAAAAACTTAATGAGAAAAAAACTGCAGCGGAAAATAAACGATTTAATAAAGTAAGATTAAAGTTTGTTTCAATTGTTTTTATTCTTGTTTTGATTTTTGTATTAGCATGAAATTGGTATTGACTATTTTGTTGATGAACGGAAACATTATGACGTTTGATTTTTATAATGAGAACTCTGCTTATCAATGCGATAGGTTGTTTGATAACTTAACTTATTCAAGAACAGTTAGAAATTACAAAGGTAATAAACAACAAGGAACATTTTTTAGAAACCAAGAAGTATTATTGTATGCCTGTGAAAAAAGAAAAACCGTTTAACATGACACTAAACGAAGCATTAGATATGGCAAGGATTGATCCTGTTGCTACTAAAGCATTAAGACAGAAGCTGATTACTTTAGAAGTTTTTAAATTTAAAGTAGATGAGCTTACATTAATACAGCGTTTAGCTGTTTATGATTTACTAGACACAGAAGAATACAGAAAGATTATTAAACTATTATCTTCTGAAATTATTAGTGAGTATTTAAAATGATGGAAAACAAAAACAATGAGTTTCCACTTTGCTGTGATTGTGTGTTTCAGGCAGAGGTTGAATTTGATGGCAAGGATTATTGTATAAGATGTTTAAAGGAAGCTGTGATAAGAAAACAGAAGCATAAAAATCAAGACTTATACATGAAGAAAAGAAAGTTTTAACTTAACAATGGGGAGAAAACCATGAGACCAAAACCACAAAACGAATGGCGTAAGGAAGTTAGAAGTTTAATTCAACCAACCATGTTTCAGAAAGTAAATGCTTCTGACTCAGCTTTTTTTAAAGCCGGATTTAAAACAGGTTATCGTTTGGCATTGCAACACATTGGCAATTACAAAGCTATGGAGTTTTCAAGAAAGCGCAATGTTAAGATAACAAAAGTTAGTCCAATCATAGATGCTATTATTTACAGAACTGCTAGTCATTTTGGGGTTGATATTAATTTAATGTTGTCAGAGAAAAGGGATAGGCATTTAGTTATTGCAAGAAGTGTAGCTATAAATTTATTAAAAGAACTAACTCCTTATTCGTTGCATAACATTGGGGAAATTTTGGCAGGCAGAGACCACACTACAATCATTCATCATATCAGTTGCAAATCCCAAAAGAATGGACTTTGGTTTCCTTACTTTGAAATATGGAATAGTTTTAGTAAATTAAAACTAGAACTTGAAGCCGATTTTAAAGTACAGAAATGAAACCTGAGACAATTAAATTTGAGAAGATAACTAAAGATATATTAGATTCGTTTGAACTCAATTCCCATGAGAAGATTATCTATGTTATCTTAAAGTCGTTTGAGCATGCTCCAAGAGGTATTAGAGTATCGCTTAAATACCTACAAGAACGCACAGGGATTAAGTCTAGGGGTACAATCATCAAGTATTTGGATCGCTTGCAAAATTTGGGGTACGTTGCAAGATTTAAGACCCATTTAGAGCAGACATCAACTTACACATTGGATAAATCAAAACGCCAGGAGTCTATTAAGCGTAATAATGAGTTCCGTAAGTTTATAAAGGTAGGTATTAAAAAGAAATCTACTAAGAAGCATACATCTAAAACAGATAATATAATCAGTATTCTTTAGGGGGGTATGTTCAAAATTTGAACAGGGGTAGTCCAAAATTTGGACTATATATATACCTATATATATATACCTATATATAATCTTATTAGTATATTTAAGTATATAAGCATATATAAGCATATAAGCTTATATAAGCTTAAGGCAATCAGACTAAAGCATAGCTGGCACTCCAGAGGTTATTGTTTGTTTATTAAGGGGGGGATAACTGCAAGACCAATTGTTTTTATATCAAGATATGGTAGTAAGTTTCAACCATGACACAAGGGAACTGCTGCGCCAAAAAATGATTGCTACTCCAATAACAATAGAAGAATTTGATAATTATTTAAAGACATCATCATTTGTTGAGAAGATAATACCAGGAGTTAAGAACAATAGATCGCCTTCCATGTTTAAGATAATAGGAACAGTCCATTATGATAGTAAGGACTGGGGCTATCATGATAAGAAAAATAAGAACCTCAAAGCAACACCTAAGCAGCTGTCAATCTATGAGCTTGTGATATTCACATTGTTAAAACTTGATAAGGATAACAGAGAATTATTATCCCTGCGAAACTTTCCGGAACGCTTAAGCATTAGAGAACTTAATAGAATGTATTTAGACTTAACGTTTAATCAGCTTAAATATAGATATAGACTAGCTCTATTTGACGCCTGTAATTTAGTGAACAGAGTAGGATATCAAAGTTTAATATCTAAAAGCAATTAATATTTATTTTATAACGATTGACAAAAAGAACATTTTAGGTACAGAAATCTGATAGTATTGATATTTTTATATCCAATATAATCTTAATCTTAAATCTCTCTTTTTATCCCCTAAACATATAGATTAAATTAAGATTTCAAGTGGAGTGTTGCTCTCCATATACAATTGTTATCCGATGCTCCACTTGATGAAACTACATAAGAACGTAGTAGGCAATTAATATTAAAATATTAATGCCAAATATTATTAAAGCTGCAATTGGTGAGTCGTTATCCATAAATTTTAATATGTTATTAAATATAGTTTAAATATTTACTTACATAATAAAATAAATACATAGAAGAATATGCAGCAGCAATAACACCTATTGCTAGTAAGCATTGTTTTAAATCTTCGTTCATTATTTTAGCTCCTTTATTGTTTCAACATCAATTAAGTATGAGTCTGTTTTACAATTTGGACACCCTTTAAAATATTCTGTATTGTCTTTGAATATTTCTAAGTTATCCTCTTCGCCAATAAATTGACAATCATTACATTTTACAGCTTCAATCATTTATTTATTACCTTTGTTAAGTGTTGCAGGATTTAACTCAAACATTACAAAGCCATCATCAGTCGGTAGCTTTTTAAATCCTAAGTCGGTTAACTTTTTATATTTATTTTTAGTACCATTAAGCAAAGAATTAGAGACTTTGTCTGTATGGATTTTGTGTTTTTTATTTAACATTATTTATATCTCCGGTTAATTGTTAAGCTGCTTTTGTTTCGTTTTCTTGTTCGTAAGACTTAATTAAATCAATCAAGTCTTGGTCAATAACTTTATCAAAGGAGTTTAATAATTCTAAGTTAAAGCAACGACCACCACCGGAACAATTGAATGTTTCAACATTGCTGTCAAAATGTTTCTTTGCTTCGTCATGAAATTCAGAATATGAGTCATCATGTCCAGGAAATAACTGACCATAACTTTCAGACTCATTTTTTATTTTAACTGCGTAATCTTCTAGACTATCTTCTGTTGAATTTGTTTCAACTGCTGACTTCCAAAGATCCCTAGAATATTCAGTCCAATCTTCAGTTGTAATGTTTTCAATGTAATTAGAAGTAATAGGATCTAATACAGTTCCTGTTGCACCTCTGAAATTATCAGAATGGTCAAAGACATAATTTAAAAAATAAATTGAACCATCTTTAATACCAACAGGTTTATTGTAATCAACTTGTTTTCTGTCGTTGTTTTTTTTTGTATTCATGTTTTATCTCCGTAGTTATTTGTTAATGATTCGGAGTAAATCATAACGTACACACTAAGTCAACACATACGAATAATTATTTAATATACTTATCAACAAGAACATAATAGGAACAACACATGGCAAATAAAACAAAATATACAGAACAACTATTTGACCAAATCTGTCAAGAACTTGCAGAGGGTCAATCAATAAGAGAAGTATTAAACACTAAAGAGAGACCAGAGCGTCCAACTTGGGAATGTTTTAGACAATGGATAAACAAATACCCAGAACGAAGAGAGAAATATACCCAAGCTAAGCAAGATGGATGCGAATATCTTTTAGCTAATGCTGAAGAGTACATTAACAAAAGTATTAATAAATCTCAAAATGAAACAGATAAGAACTTGAGACCAGACTTGGCACAGACTCATTTAATCAAAGCATATCTAGATTTGGCAAAGTGGAAAAGTGAGAGAATAGCATCCAAAGTATATGCTAAAAAAGACAATTTGAGCTTATCTGGTAACAATAAAGACCCAATAATCATTAAGTGGCAGGATTAATTATTAGTTGTTTTTTAATTAAAGCTGTTGAGTTTATTGAATTAGTTGATTGAGAATTGCAAAGTTCAGACACAACGTTGCACATACAACTTATAAGCTAACAAACTCATTACTATTGATAATCATAAGTTATCACTAGCAACTTGCAGTAGAATTACTGCGCTGTTGACAAGCTATTGTCTAAAACTGGTGATAACAAACAATTATCGGAAATGCAGCATAGGTTGTATTGCGCCAGGCAAGCTAGCGTTTTATCGTTTTATAAAGCAAATATGGGGGGTTTTGTTTAGACCCTACCCCCAAAGCAATTTCCGGCGGCGTCAATATAACGTTAGAAGGTACACACATACAAACTACAAAAACCCAAATGAAAAACCCCAAATACAAAGCGCTAGTAATGGTTGATGAAGTTACCAACTCAGTAATCGTTATGTTCAATGGCTTTGAAGATTACGAAGATGCTTGGAGTTTTAGTCAGCACATTACAGAAGAATTAGAACTAGATAAGATACCAGTTGCTAAACCCTTGACTGTCCATTAAGGATAGGGGGGTTTTATTTAAAAATGCCAATATTTGAGATTCCATACAAGCCAAGAGAACTGCAAAAAAAATTGCATGATAATATCTCTAAGCACCGATTCTCCGTATTGGTCTTGCACCGAAGAGCAGGTAAGACTGTGATGTGTATTAATCACATGATTAGAGATGCAATGTACACCAAGAAGCCAAACTCTAGGTACGCATTTATTTCTCCTACTTTCAAACAAGGTAAAGCAACAGCTTGGGATTACATCAAAACTTTTGCTGGCAAGATACCAAGTGTTAAGTTTAACGAATCAGAATTAAGAGCTGACTTTCCAAATGGCGCAAGGATTACAATTCTTGGCGCTGAGAATGACCAGGCATTAAGAGGTATATTTTTAGATGGTTGTGTTTTAGATGAAACGCAAAGCATTGCACCAAATCTATTTCCTGAAATCATAAGACCAGCTTTGGCAGATAGGAAAGGTTGGTGTGTATTTATTGGAACGCCAAAAGGCAAAAATTATTTTTTTGAATTATACCAATACGCCCAAAAGACTGAGGGTTGGTATTCATCAATACACAGAGCATCTGAAACAAAGATACTAGATGATGATGAATTAAAAGCTGCAAAGTCAATCATGTCTGAGGATTTGTTTGAACAGGAATTTGAATGTTCTTTTCAAGCTGCAATAACAGGTTCTTACTATGGAGCTATTATTGAGAACTTAGAAAAGACAAATAGAGTTATAGAAAATTTATACGACAAAGCGCTGCCGGTTGAAACATGGTGGGATTTAGGAATGAATGATTCTACTGTGATTTGGTTTGCACAGCGACACAAAGGTGAAATAAGATTAATAGATTTTTACGAAAACGCCGGCGAAGGATTAGACCACTACGCTAATATTATTGAAAGCAAGGGTTATAAGTATTCAAGACATATTGCTCCACATGATATTAAGGTTAGAGAACTAGGGGCTTATGGAAAATCAAGGTTGGAAACTGCCTTAGAATTAGGTATAGCATTTGAGGTTGCGCCGAAACTATCTTTAGAAGATGGGATTGAAGCGGTTAGAAAAGTATTACCTAACTGTTGGTTTGACAAAAACAAATGCCATTATGGTATGGAATGTTTAAAGTCATATCAGAAGAAATGGGATGATAACAACCAATGCTTTAGGAATAGACCCATACACAATTTCGCAAGCCATGCCGCAGACGCTTTAAGAACAGGCATAGTAGGTTATGGAATTGAGATGACAAACTGGAAAAAAAAGATAGAAGTAAATACGAATTATATTATTTAATATGAAATCAACAAAAGACATAAACCCAAGTTCTTATATTAGCACTCAGGATGAGATGAAGGATTTCTTAGATGATAAAGAAAAAAAATTAATTGAAAAAGGATTATACCCTGAACCTAAAGAATTATATTTTAGAGACATACCCTCAGGTGAACAAGGTGGAGATTTAGTTTTAAACCAAAAAAATAAATCAGAATTTTTATCAAAATATTTTAAATCAATAAATTAATATGGCAAAATTATCAGACACAGAAATTAAAGCAATTTTAAACGCAGAGATTAACGGAGCATTAGGTTATCTTGGCGGTCAGTTATCTGAACAAAGAAAAAAATCTCTTGAATATTATCTAGGAGAAAAACTAGGAACAGAAATAGATGGTCGCTCACAAGTTGTTTCTACTGACGTTGCAGATACTATTGAAACTATACTTCCAAATCTTCTTAGAATTTTTACAGCATCTGACAGAACAGTTATTTGCGAACCGGTAAAAGCAGAAGATGTTGCTCTTGCTGAACAAGCAACAAATTATATTAATTATATTTTTAATAAAGATAATCCAGGTTTTACAATTTTATATACTTGGTTCAAAGATGCTCTTTTAGAAAAGAATGGTATCGTTAAAGTTTATTGGGAAGAAACGCAAAAATACGAACATGAAACTTACGAAGATTTAAACGAAGATTCTTACCAAGCAATTATTAATGACAAGTTTGTAGAAGTACTTGAGCATGTTGAAGAAGAAGATGAATCTCAAGACGAACAAATAAAAGCGCTAGAAGCAATTGCTGCGCAACAAGGTCAAGTTTTAAACTTACCAAGACCAAAACTTCACTCTATAAAAATTAGAAGATATACAGATGAAGGTAGAGTTAAAATTGAAAACGTACCACCAGAAGAATTTTTAATACAAAGAAATGCTAAGACAATTCAAGATGCTAATTTTGTAGCTCACAGAACTACTAAGACTAGAACTGAATTAATTCAAATGGGCTATGATAAAGAAATGATAGCTGCATTGCCACACTCACAAGAAATTATTTTTAACTCTGAAAAATTAACTAGATATTCTGACATAGACGAATATCCTTTTGCTTCATCACCTGACGCTTCTACAGATTCAATTGATGTTTTTGAATGTTATGTAAGATTAGATTTTAATGGAGATGGTCTTGCAGAATTAAGAAAGATTACAGTTATAGGAGATACTGCAGATAATATTTTAGAAAACGTTGAAGTGGATTCTATTCCTTTCTGTTCATTAACTCCAATACCAATGCCACATAGATTTTATGGCAGATCAGTTTCTGAATTAGTACAAGATATTCAATTAATTAAATCTACAGTTTTAAGACAGTTGTTAGATAATATGTATCTGACAAATAATAATCGTATTGCGATTATGGATGGAATGGTAAATCTTGATGATTTACTAACAGCTAGACCAGGCGGAGTTGTAAGAACAAAACAACCACCTTCTCAAGTTATGTTACCAATGCAGAACCAAACAATTTCTGCTCAAGCATTTCCATTACTAGAATACTTAGACACAGTTAGAGAAACTAGAACTGGTGTTACAAGATATGCACAAGGATTAGACGCTGACAGTTTAAATAAAACTGCAACAGGAATTAATACTCTAATGACGCAAACACAAATGCGTATGGAGTTGATTGCTAGAATATTTGCAGAGACTGGCGTTAAAGAATTATTTGAAAAGATTTTTGAATTAACAGTTAA